TCCCAATCGCTTCGCTTTTGGCTAACGATGTCAGGACGCTGAACAGGAGGCGTAAATTGGCAAAGATCCATCGAGTTGATAACCTTCTCGACAAAATCACTGCGGCTCACCGAAGTGTAAGGGAACGTGCGGTTTCGCCATTGTGGATACTGGGTGCAGGAGATACCTCCAACACCGTTAGCACCCCAACCAACAGGCTCAAAGCCGTTGAACCCTTCCGGAGCGTTGTTCTCCGTAACGCTGTCATTCGTAGCGGTGATCCACCAGAGCAACGAAGCGACCGAGAACGGGGTTTGGGTTGGTGCAGTCGGCCCAGGGCCAAACACCAAGTCTTCCATGCCCGTGTAGAACGAGGTCATGAGATCTCGCTCCATATCCTCAATGTAATCGTAAATCTGCCGACCGCCAGTGCGGAAGATCTCTTCGTCGATGTCGTAATGGTAGTTGTTCGTGGTCAACGCCCACTTCAACTCGCCTTCGTCCAGAGTGTTCACGCGAGTCGAGGAGTCTCGGTGATACAATCCGACCGTCTGGAAGTTGTCGTTGGTATTGACTTTGACCTTCCACTTGCACTGCGACGTACTCATCGTGTCTTTTTTCAGGTTGCCCGAGAAAAGACGCGAAGCATACTTGTACTCCTGCAACGACAAGGACAAGTCCTGTGCTGCAAGCATCTCCTCACCAGCGAACTTCTGGTGAATACTGTTGACGAAATCGTCAATTTGCTCAATCGATAGTGCCATTTGGCAACTCCTTTACTGGTTACGACCTTTCGAGCTCTCGATAGAGCCGATCTGCTTCCTCGCGAGGATCTTCGCGTGGAGGCTGAGGTCTTGTCGGGCTTCCACCCTGACGAAGCTGGCTCTGCCTTGAGACTTTTTGGGTCTGCTGTTTCAAACGTTTCTTGGTGATTTCGTCCGCGAAAACCATGTTGGCTACACGACCAACTAGCTTATCGTTTAGTTCCGCAGGACGACCGAGGCACTCAAGACCGATCAGTTGCGCTTTGACAGCAACATGAAGTTCTCTGCGCCGCTCGAGTTCTTTGTCGGATTCACTCCCGGTTTTCCCAAAAAGATCGGAGAAACCAAGTTGATCGACGTAGCTGTCGAACTGTTGCTCTTCGGCTTGAGCATTCACATCAGCAAACCTCGCTTCGAGCACCGATAGTCGCGATTCGTAATGATCACGCAGTCGAGTAAACTCGTCGACGATCTCGTCGTCATAGAGATCCTTGCTAAGCGAAACCTCGTACCGATTGCTATCCTTTCCGACAGCATCTTCTTGCTTGGCTTCTTTCTTGCTGAATTGACCCTTCTCGTTTCGAGTCGAGCCTTCGTCGTTATCAGCCAACGCCTTGCGTCCAGCCTCAAACGCCTTCTTGTCAAGCAATTTCAAAGCCTTATCCAACTCCTCGCGACTGGCAAAATCCGACAAGTCAGACTCATCGATACCATACGCGGCAACCTCGGCTATCACCTTGTCGTTGACCCACTTGGGGGCACGCGACTCGTCGCCGGAAACCTCGCCTTGATCATCATCATCGGCGGAACTGCTGGAATTGTCCTCAGCAGGTGTTTTGTTGATCGATGCAGTGTCAGTAATGACTTCCGCATCCGACTTGCGATCGCCCATGCGCTCTTCTGCCACCTCTTTGGCAACAGCATTGGCGTAATCCTTAATTTCATCGCTCGTCATGTCTTCGTTCAATTCGATAGTCTTACTCATCCCCATAGCCTCCGTCTAAATCCCTGAAACCGCGCATTCGCAGAAATTCGTTGCGTGCGCGACGACTTGTGAATCGCACCTGACCGCTATCCATTACAGCGGCACCCTGAATCCCGTGCTTTTTGATCAGATCTCGAGTTTCGCCCACTTGGCTTTTCATGACACCGCACCCATCTGAAACAAGCGGGCTGTGCTCGGTGTAGGTGTTTGCCGCCATGGCTGGTCTTTCGAGCCAATCCGGCTTGCGAGGAACAAGCTTTTCAAGCTCTTGCTCGGTGACAAACTTGCCTTTGTACTTGTATTTGACTGTGATCATTACCCAACTCCTTGCAACATCGAGTTTCTTTGTTGCGAATTGATTTGCGGGTTTCCGCCCATCAAGGTTTGTATCAATGCGTTGTTCCTGGCGGCTTCTGTGCCACCACTGCTGATATTCCTTCGGATTGTCTCCCTGGTTGTCGTCGGAGACTGGCGAATCGTGTTTTCGTCGCCACCTAGCATGTCCGAAAGGTTCGCAAACGTGATGAATCGCTTGAACTCTGGCCGATTCTTCAGTATTGCGATCTCGTCAACAATTGCCTCTGCGTCAATCGAGGCTCCCGATGCCTGGAACATCGGCCAAAGCGGTGCGATCTCACGCAACACCTGGAAGAGCTCCTGAAGCTTCTGCTCGGGAGTCTTGAAAACCATGGAGTACGGTTCCACTCGGAACTCATAATCGTCAAAGCTTCCTTCCCTGTAACCTGGAGTCCAATCTGAATTAACCTCGATACCAGTGTTACCAACAGGCATAGATGTTTTGAGCTCAAGTGTCGAATCCTCCCACATGAGACGACCAAGATCCAAGATGCAGTCCGAAGCAAACGAAACTACCGACATTCGCATGTCCGCTACGTTCTTCGATACGTTTCCGTGAATCAGTTCTTCCTGACCGAGTGTCGATGCCTGCTGCCCAAGCCCACCCATTGCCTGAAGATTTCCAGCAAATCGATCGTATTCCGATTGCAAGAAGGTCGCCAAAGCCATGTCCCTTTGGTCGATACCGCCGACCTCAAACTGCTTGATCTGCTCTGGACTTCGACCCCTGTACCAACCATTGCGCTCTGATGTCCTGATTCGCTCCGCGTCGTCTTCCATCCCTGGTGGATAGATATTCACCTTGCGATGGGAGTCAGAATCATCCTCCATTCGCCTGTGTAAGCGGTTCTGTAGATCGTGCATCCCCTTGAGGTTAATCGCCGGAGACGCTGGTATCACATTGTCAGGTACGTCACCAAGCGACAGGAACTTGTATGGGCCAGCTTGCGATCCGATCCAATCGCGCTCGATTAGAGGCGGTAAATCTTGTTGATCGCAAACCATGGTCGCAATGGAGTTGTTCTCCGCGATCCATACGTCCATCAACCAAACCATATCCTTCAGGTCGTCATCCTCGGCGCTACCCCAGTCAGATCCAATATCCCTGACCGCACCAACAGAATCCTGATGCTGCCTGGAGGTTGGTTTCAGCTTATCCCTGACCTTCTTGTCGTACCCAGGCTCGTCCATCACCTTTTCGTAGTCAGCTCGGTAGCGATGACCGCAATACCGCATCTTGCTGAGTTCTCGGGCTGGCATGTCAAGTATCAAATCGTCGATCGATACTCTATTGAACCACGGCTCACCCGGATCGAGCCAAACATCTTCCTCGGCTTCAAGCAATCCATGGAAGCGAGTGTCAGTGTCTCGCATCATGACCACGCCACAGCCAAGGCAAAAGAACGCATCCATAACGATGGCTCGAAACGTTTTGTCGAGAGCCATGTCGCTGATAAGCTTCTTGAGATTTACCTCAAAACGCCTTGCGAACGGAAGCATTTCCATTCTTGAGGTAGACACCAACACGCTCGGGTTGTTGGCGGCGAGGGCAACCGTATAGATACGTGCCGTCTGGTTCATCAGATTGACCAGAGTCTTGTTCTCTGCGCCTGATTCAGCGTACCAAGAACCGACGTAATCCCTGATCAACTCTTTGCGGACGCGACGGAATGGCTCCATCGCATCGCGAGACGAGCGAATCGCTTTTAGAAGTCTGCTTCGTTTTTCAGGGTTTGATAAGTCAAACATTACCAGTCAAATCAACTTCGGAATTTTCCGGTCGATTTTGGCTGGGTCTTAACTCCAACACAAAACTACGCCTTGCGATCAGCTTATTTTTTTACGCTAGCGCCCTGCTTCGATCCATCAAGGACAGCTTTTGCGTTTGTTAGGTTTGTGCCTGCTTGCGACCAAAGCATTGATTTCTTTGCGTCTGTCGCAGCCCTACACTGGTCTAGCGTTCTTGCGTGTGCAGAGTTTATCTTATCAAAAACCTCATCCCCTGGCTTCAAGAGCCCGTGCGGTGCTTTCTGATAAGCAAGTTGCAAAACGGATTGAGAATAAAGCTGAGCCGCTTCGGGGTCAACCGAAGCCTTCACCTGATCAGCAGCCTTACCAATCGTCAATTGAATTTTTTCGCTTAGTTCTTCAGTCTCCATTGCACCCTTTCAGGTTTTATCCTTGAATCCTATCGCAATACGTCACGTATTCCGAACTTCGGGCTGCCAGAACTGACTACGCGTCGTTCCTGGCGTTCTCTCCATA